AAGTTATTGAAATATTCAATGATTACTTCTCCTCATGGCAATTTGGTGAGATAGACTTTATTGATACTATTAGAGATCTTCAGAATGGAACTAGAAAGAGATTCCCTCTATTCTTTAATGGACAATTGCTCAGTTTTGAAAAGGATGAATCCGATCCATTATCTGCTGATATAAACCTAAACGCAGTATTACTAATATTCGTAAATGGAGTATTACAGACACCAGGAACTGCATATCAGTTTGAAGGTGGAACTACGTTTACATTTACTGAATCACCAGGTGCTGGTGATAAGGTTGATATATTCTTCTATCTTGGACAAAGAGGAATTGATGTTGAGTTGATTGATATTCAAGAAACAATCAAACCAGGTGATGATGTTAGAATCTATCGTCATCCAGCATTACCAAATTCTATTAGTCAAGATAGAGAAAGAGTTGTAAAAGAAATTTTATCATCCGATTTAATTGAAACCGATATCTATACTGGACAAGGAATCAATGAAGATGATGATAAACCACTTAGTTGGACTAAACAGAAGATTGATAAGGTAATAGCAGGTGAATTGGTAACTAAAGCAAGAGAATCTCTTGAACCTTGTGTATATCCAACCGCAAAGATTATTGGTGATGTTAGTACAACATCTGGTGTAGGTATTGGATTACAAGATGGAATATTTGTAGATGATGCTGAATTCTTCTTCTATGAGGAAGGACCACTTCGCATTCCTAGTTCTGAAAGATATGGTATTACAGTTGATGCTGTTGACGCATTAATGTTACCAGCAAGTGGTGCAGAGAGTCCAGCAGGAGCATCTGTTACTGCTATGCTTAATGTTGGTGCTGGTTCTACCACTATTCCTCAAGAACAGGTTACTTCAATAACTATCACTGATGGTGGTTCAGGATATACTACTGCTCCTACTATTAAATTATCGGCTCCACCAATAATTGGAGTTGGTATTGGAACAACTGCTACAGCAACAACGACAATTACAAATGGTTCTGTTACATCAGTAACTATTACTAATCCTGGATTATATCAGGGAGGAATTCCAAATGTTATTATTGAAAGTCCTACATATAAACCAGAAAAAATTGAGTTATTTAAGTTTGCTCAAGGATTTACTGGAATAATCACTGGTATTTCAACTTCTGCAGGTACAAATAACAATCCTGTTGCTGTTAAATTCTTCTTTAAGACTATTGATGGAAATCAGGCAGGTGATTTAAGAGTTGGATATCCAATTGCTATTAAAGATACTAAGATTGGTGATGGTGTTACATCCATTGACAGTCATGATACTTCACTCATTGGTATTGGTACTCAGTTCTTAGATAATATATACAAGGTCCATGCTATTACTACTGCGGATAAGACAGGTGAAATTACCTGTAATATACTAAGTACAACCAATACGGTTGGTATGGCATCTACTGGACAGTATAACCAAACTGACATTGGTATAACAACTTCTCTAGGAACAATTTCATGGGGAAGATTATATGGAGCAGATACAGTTAGAGCAGCAAATCCAATTTCAATTGGTGTAACTGGACTAACTATTGATTCTGGATTATCTACATTCCCAGTTCTTCAAAGAAGAAATTATTCTCTCGGATCCCTCAAAGGATTGAGGAATACTGGTGCTATTAGATTACAAGTTTGATTATGTCTATAAATAAAGAAAAAAAGTGTAATTAAGACAAGATAATGCCAGCAATTGTCACCGACCAATTTAGGATATTAAATGCTAGTAATTTCGTAGATTCTATTGATAATAATAATTACTACGTTTTTATTGGTTTGCCTAACCCAACACAATTAACAGAATCAACTGTTGTTGGTTATGGTAGATCCGCAAATTGGAATACCAATCCACCACAACCACTTGATAGTTTCTCTACTAACGCTCATGCAGGAGATACTATGATGTTTGGTAAGAAGATTACTTCTGCTAATATTCGTAGGGTTATAAAGAGAGTTGATTGGACAGCAGGTACTAGATATGAAATATACAGAGATGATTATGCTAGTGATAACCGAAGTCCTCTGAAAAGTGCTGGTAGATTATATGATGCTCAGTATTATGTAATGAATGCTGATTTTAAAGTTTATATTTGTATTGATAATGGTTCTAATGGAGATAATGAAAAGGGAAATGTTTCTCAGGACGAACCAACATTTACTGATTTAGAACCATCAAAGGCTGGTGGATCTGGTGATGGATATGTTTGGAAATACTTATATACAGTTTCTCCTAGTGATATTATAAAGTTTGATTCTACAGAATATATTACTGTCCCAAACAATTGGGCAACAAGCACTGATCCTCAAATAAGAGCAGTCAGGGAGAATGGTGATTCTTCTATTAATAACAACCAAATTAAGCATGTATACATCGATAATGGTGGTTCTTCATACCAAACATTAACAGGTCAAGAGGTTGATATTGTAGGAGATGGTACAGGAGCAAAGGCAAGAGTAAGTGTTAATCAGGGTGTTATATCTGATGTAACAGTTAGTGCTGGTGGACAAGGGTATAGTTATGGATTAGTTGATTTACAAGCAATCAACAATACATCTTCTGGTACTTCTGCAAAGTTAGTTCCTATAGTTCCTCCAAGTAAAGGTCATGGATATGACATTTACACAGAACTGGGTACAGATAAAGTTTTAATTTATGCTAGATTTGATGATTCATCTAAAGATTTCCCAACAGACACTAAATTTTCTGTAGTTGGTATAGTAAAAAATCCAACTGTTGGTGGTAGTGGTGGTACAGTTTCTACTGGATTTACTGGAAGTCAGTTTTCATCATTAAACGCAATGTTATTTCATGATGAACCAAATAGTAATGATGTTACTAAGAAGGTTCAGGGAAATCCTGAAGTTGGTGAAATTATTGAACAGCAATTAATTCTTGCTAATGGTGATACCAGAGTTGCGAGAGCATATGTTGCTTCTTTTGATACTGAAACTAAAGTTTTAAAATACTTTACTGACAGATCATTAAACTACAAAGGTAGTAGAGATCAAACTGATTATATTGGTATCTCAACTGAAGGTCGCTTTTTTGATTTTTCATCTACTGGACCTGTAGTTGAAGGTAAGTCCTCTGGATTTAAAGGTTATATAAACAGTGATTATACTGGAATTACCACAAATCCAACTGGATCTAAGCAAATTAATTTGAATACCTCCTTCACAAGTGGGTTATCCAAACCAGAGATAAATAAAGGATCAGGGGATTTGGTTTATATTGACCATAGACCTTTGATTGCTCGAAATACTCGACAAAAAGAAGACGTTAAAATCATCCTGGAATTCTAAAGTAAAATGCCACAAAAGACTAATTTAAATATAAGTCCTTATTACGATGATTTTGATAAGGCGAAGAACTATTATAAGGTCTTGTTTAAACCTGGATATCCAGTTCAAGCAAGAGAATTAACAGGACTCCAATCAATATTACAGAATCAGATAGAATCTTTCGGTAATCATATATTCAGAGAAGGATCTATGGTTATACCTGGATCTGTCACATATGATAGTACATATTTTTCATGTAAGGTAAATGATGATCATTTAGGTATAGATGTTAGTATATACCTTGATTCATTAATAGCTAATGGTGGAACAAAGGTAAGAGGTCAAAACTCTCAAATTGTTGGTAAAATTGTTAATTATGTTTTACCACCAGCAGAAGGTGTTGATGATATTACAATATTTGTAAAGTATACAGAGTCTGATAGTGTTGGTTCAAGTGAACATTTTCCAAATGGAGAAATATTAGTTCTTGATGAGAATGTTACTTATGGAAATACAACATTAAATTCTGGTGATACTATACTAACATTGGTTAGTGAAAATGCTACAGAAACTGGATCTGCAGTTGGTGTTGATAATGGTGTATATTTTATAAGAGGTACTTTTGTCGATGTAACAAAATCTCTAATAGTATTAGAACCATATACAAACAAACCATCATATAGAGTTGGATTTGAAATTATTGAAGAAACTGTATCTTCTAATGATGATTCTACTTTAAATGATAATGCAAAAGGTTTTACTAATTTTGCTGCTCCAGGTGCAGATAGGTTTAAAATTAGTGTTAAATTAGCGAAAAAAGCACTTGATGACTTTGATGATACTAATTTTGTAGAATTAGTTAAAGTAAAAAAAGGTCAAGTCAAGAAAATACAGAATAGTACTCTTTATTCTGAGATAAGAAAATATCTTGCTAAGAGAACATATGATGAATCTGGTAACTATGCTATAAAACCATTTACCGTTAATGTTCAAAATTCATTGAATGATGAAATAGGATCTAATGGTTTATTTGTAGAGGGTGAGAAAACAGATGAACTTAATACACCTAACGAGGATTTAGCATGTATAAAGTTATCTTCAGGTACAGCATATGTTAGAGGATTTGATGTTCCTTTAACTGGAACTACTGTTTTAGATGTAGAAAAACCAAGAGATACTAAGTCCATAAAATCTTCTTCAATATCTTTCAAGATGGGAAGCCTTTTAAGGATTAATAATCCACATGGAACTCCTCTTGTAAACCTTGGAAACTCATCAACTGGTAGTAAACTTGCTAATAACGTAGATCTTTTCAGTCAAAGAAAGGGAACTGGTGTTCCAACTGCTGGTGCTGGAACTAAAGTTGGTGAAGCTCGTGTTTATTCTTTTTCTCCTTCAGATGATACTTATAAGGATGCAACTACTGAATGGGATCTATACATGTATGATCTCCAAACATATACAGCATTAGAAATTGGCAATGGTGCTGGTGGATTAACTTATCAGCAAAATACTTTAGCTCCAGTTGGATCTAAAGTTAGAGGGATGAGTAGTGGTGCTGAAGCATATGTTGCCGATCATCCAACTGCAGGTACTATAAATGTTTCTCAAACAACTGGAAGTTTTGTTGCTGGTGAAAAGTTAGTATTTAATGAAAGAATAAGTAATGTTGGATTAGATACATGTACAGCTTCAGTATCTGCTGTAACGCAATATACTATTGATGATATAAAATCTGTTTTCCAATCAACATCCGTTGGATCTCTTCAAAAAGATTTTACTGCAGATGCTGTTCTATATGATAAAATTCTTCCTAATTTCTCAACAACAGATCAGTTAAATGTTGCTACTGATGGAAGTAATGTTACTACTGCAACCTGCCCACAAAGAAGATTTTCTGGTGTTAATGGGGTAAAAGTAGATAGTATACTTGGATATTCAAATAGCACTTCAACTGATCCAGTTTATAACGTAGTTTCTGCTATTAGTGGTGATGGTGGTACTGTTACTCTTACAGCAGCACCTGCTGATGTTACTGGTATTTGTGATAAAGATGTACCAGGAACTAGCACAACAGTTAGTTCAACATTTACAGTTAAAGTTCCTAAAATAGTTAATTTTAATAGATCTGGACTTTATAGTAGATTACCTAAGAAAAATATTTCTACTGTAGATTTATCAGATTCTAATTTGATAGTATCGAGACAGGTTTCTGGTAAGTCATTGGAGTCAAGTGGTACTTATAGTGGAAATCTAGTAGTTCAAGCTAGTCAGGTATTTGAAAATTCTGGGGCAGATGGTGCTTTAGGAATTACAACTGCTTTCTTTGAACCATTTGATGCTGAAAGATATTCAATTCACTATAATGATGGTACTATTGAAAAATTAACATCAGACAGAGTAGAAATTTTATCTGGTGGTTCTGCAATAAGATTTAATGTACAAAGACCTGGAGAATGGGATACTGCCAATCCATCAAACCAAGGAGATTTGGATAGTAATATAACAGTTAATGTTACTATGAAGAAGTTGGGACTCAGTAGTAAAGGTAAAACTTATAATAGAAGTGCTCAACTAGAGGTAACAAGTTCAGTAGGACTTTCTACATTTATTACACAAAGTAATGCTTATGGTTTACGTGTTGAAGATAAAGAAATATCATTAAATGTTCCTGATGCTGTTAAGGTTCATGCTGTATTAGAATCAACTGATAATTCTAAACCAACTCTTGATACTTTAGAATTTGTATCTGGATTAGATCTTAATACAAATACTTTTGTTGGTGAACAGATCTTAGGGGTAGATAGTAGAGCTATTGGTCAAGTTGTAAACAGACCTAATGTTGGAAATAAAATTGAATTTGTATATTTAAATGGAAATAGATTTATTCGTGGAGAATCTGTAACTTTTAAAGAATCTCAAATTACTGCAAATATACAGAAGTCAATAGAAGGTAATTATATTGATAGAACATCTAATTATACATTAGATAAGGGTCATAGAAAGCAATTCTGTGATTATTCTAGACTTGTAAGGAGAGGTAATTCTTCTAATCCATCTAAGAGATTATTGATTATTTTTGATCATTATGAAAATGCTGGAACTATAGGTGACTTCTATACTGCAAATTCATATTCTAGAAATAGATTTACAAATGATGTTCCTGCTATTGCCAGTAATAGAGCATCTGATGTTCTTGATTTCAGACCAAGAGTTAAGGCATTTGCTGATGTAACAGTACCATCTGGTAATACTGAATCACCATTTGCATATGAGAATAGAGTATTTGAAACTGTTACAAGATATGTTGTTACACCAGATGAAAGTACGGTTCTTGGATATAGCTATTACTTACCTAGAATTGATAAGGTAGTAATTAATAAAAATGAACAAGTAAAATTAGTTAAAGGTGTATCAGACGATAATCCAGCACCACCAACTGAAGTTGGTGATTCTATGGAAATCGCTCAGATTACCTTCCCACCATATCTTTATGATCCTATTAAAGGACCTAAGATTAGGTTATATGATAATAGAAGATTTACTATGAGAGATATTGGAAAACTCGAAAAGAGGATTACCAATCTTGAAGTAATGACTTCATTAACTGCTCTTGAACTTGATACAAAATCACTTCAAGTCAAAGATGCTGACGGTATAGATCGATTTAAATCTGGTTTTGTAGTTAATGACTTTAAAAATAGAGATTTTATTAACTTCAATACTGAAGATGGGTCTAGATGTGATGTTGATGTTGTAAATAAGCAATTAGTTAGTGCGGTTGATTTTTGGTCAATGAAAGCACAGTTAGCACTCAATCCAGGAATTGATGCAACAACTGCTGATATGACATCCAACTTAAGTTTATTGGATAGCAATACCAAGAAGACTGGAGATTTAGTAACTTTAGATTATACTGAAGATGATTGGATTGTCCAACCACAGGCATCTGGTGTTGAGAATATTAACCCATTTAATGTTATTGTTTATGTTGGTGGAATTCAGTTAGATCCTCCATCAGACAACTGGACAAGAACAATTTATGTTGACAATAAGAGAACAGAGTCTACTGGTAATACTTGGAATACAATATCTAATGTTGTTTCTGATAACACAACAACACAAACAGATGTAGATGTAACTGTAACTGAAGTTGATCCTGGAGAGGATGATCCAGATACACATGGAATGTTTGATGGTAATCATATTGATACCACTACAACAACCACTACAACTACAACACAAACTGTAGAGACTAGTTTTACCAATCAATTAACTGGTAATAACCAAGAATTTGATTATGTTGAAAGTATTAAGATTAATGGTAATACAGATCCATTCATGAGATCTAGGAATGTTTACTTTGCCGCTAATGGATTAAAACCATTTACAAAACATATCCATAAACTTGATAGTGGTGTGCCTGATATGTTCCCTAAATTGATTGAAATTTCAACTACTGCTGGATCTGGTAATGGATTTACAGTTGGTGAAAATGTTAAGGTAATGAATGGATTCTATACCATAGGTTACGTTAAAGCACAAGCACCAAATCATAAATTTGGTGATGAAAGTAGACCAGAATTTGCTGCTGGATTAGGACATCCTGCAGTTACAGTTGAAGCATATACAGTTGATCCATTTGATAGATCAAGACCTGCACCTTCAAATACATATTCTTCAACATCAGTTTTGTTTAACTGTGATATTAGTGCTTTAGCTAATGGAACAAACTATTACGGTTATGTTGTTAAGGGTGCTAAGTTGATTGGAGAAACATCTGGTACTGAAGCAACAGTAACAAATGTTGATTTAATGTCTGATAATTGGGGTGATGTTTTAGGGGCATTCTTCTTTAGAAATGCTAATCAAACACCACAACCTTCAGTATTATTCTATACAGGAACTAAGACATTTAGATTAACTGCTAATACAACTGGAGCATTTGTTCCTCCAGGTAGTACTGCTCTTGCTAGTGATGCTAGTGGTACTTATACAGGAACTGGAACAATATTAGAAGTAAATACAAGTACTGTTGGAGTTAGAAATCCACCAGAACCTACACAGAAACCTAATGAAATTTCAACTACAATAAGTGTAAATTCAACATCATCTACAACGAGAGTAGAAGCACCTTATAGGGATCCTCTAGCACAATCATTTACTGTTGATGAAACTGGAGCGTTCTTAACATCATTTGATGTTTATTTCTATAAGAAAGATCCAAATGCTAAAGTTTTTGTTGAACTAAGAACTGTAGAACTAGGAACACCTACAAGTTTCCTTGTTCAAGATTATGCTCAAGTAGCATTAAATCCAAATAATATTAATACTTCAGATGATGCGTCTGTAGCAACTACAATTAATTTCCCATCACCAGTATTTTTAGAATCTGGTAGAGAATATGCTTTAGTATTCTTATCACCTGGTTCTGATGAATTTGAGATGTGGGTTGCTACTATGGGTCAAAAGAATGTGACTCCTCCTGTAGGATTACCTGCAACAACTGATGATTCTCAATTCGGTGTTGTTACTAAGCAATACATTGGTGGTAGTTTATTTAAATCTCAAAACGGTACAATTTGGACACCAAGCCAATATCAAGATCTTAAGTTTACTCTTAGGAAGGCGGCATTTGTTCCTTCAGGATCAGTAACTTTCTATAATAGTTCTATTGAACCTGGTAATAACAATACACAATTGTTACCTAGCAATCCAATTAGATCTTTCCCTAGAAAACTTAGGGTTGCTTTATCTGGTGTTGCTGAAGCAACTGTATCAAGTATACCTGTAGGTAGAAAGGTAAGTACAGGTCTTGTTGGAGATGTTGAGGATAATAGTATTACTGCTGTTATTGAAGAAAGAGGTGGTCCTATTTCAACAACACCTGTTGGATTGAAACCAGTAGCAAATGGTTCTGGATATGATGTTGCTACTCATTCTTCTACACAATTTGTTTCTGTAGATGGTAACGGTTCAGGATTAGTAGGAAGCGTTGTCGTTGCGACTAATGGAGCATTGAGTGTCAGTAGTTTAACTAATGGGGGATCTGGATACAGAGTTGGTGAAATTGTTACTATGGATGTTTCTCAGACATCAACATTAACTGGTGGAGCAGGTGCTAAATTTGTTGTTACTGATATTCAACAAAATAGTATTGATACATTATACCTAACTGATGTTCAAGGTGAAAAATTTGTCAGTGGTGATCAAATTATTCATTATGGTGCTAATAATGATACAAGAACAATTCTTACTGCAGTAACTGCTGCAGCAGATTCAGTTGTTATTGATGATTTACATTCTGGAAATATTGTTGAAGTTATTCAGCACAACCATGCTCATCATGGTTCTAATAACACAATTAAAATTGAAAATATTCACCCAGATACTTCTAAATCTGAAACAACACAAGACATATCTTCTTCTGCTACCGCAGTATCAGTAGCATCAACTGCTATATTCTCTAAATTTGCTGGTATAACAACTGATAGAGGTGAAGCATTATTGAATAATGAGATTGTATCGTATGTAATCGGTGCTTCTAATATATTATCATTAAGTGGTAGGGGTGTTGATGAAACTTTTGCTATCTCTCATCCAACTGGATCTACTATCCAACCATATGAAGTTAATGGAATGCCATTGACTAAAATTAATACTACACATACAATTCCTACAAATTCTACATTAAGAAATTTATCAAATATTGATAATTATTACTTAGAAATTGATAGAGGAATTGGTAATAGAGCTGCTGGTAAAAATCAGTTAAACTTTATTAGTGAAAAAACCGTAGGTGGTAATACTGTTGGAATATCTCAAAATCATCAGTTTAGTACACTATCTGCTCAATTTAATGTAATAACACCAGGTAAAACGCAAGTTAGTTCATCATTTAGAACTATAACTGGTACAAGTGCTAATGGAAATGAAGTATCCTTCATTGATCAAGGATTTGAACCTACTATTTTAAATGAAACTACATTCTTCCCAACTCCTAGACTTATTGCTTCTAGAGTTAACGAGGCTGCTAGATTAGATTCTCTTCCAAATCAAAAATCACTTACACTGAAAGTTGATATGATATCCAGTGATCCTAATCTTTCACCAGTATTGGATGTTCAGAACGCAACATTTATTTCTGGAAGAAATAAGATTAACAATCCAATAGGCATAGATAATTATGCTAGTGATACTAGGACAACACAAGTTACTGGTGATCCACATGGATCCATCTTTGTGACAAGAAGGGTTAATTTGAAACAACCAGCAAGTTCATTAAAAGTTCTTGTTGCTGCTAATGTACAACCAGAAGCAGATTTCAGAGTTTATTACAGATTGTTTACTGCAGATTCTAGTGAAGTTTCTCAAAATTACAGAGCATTCGCTGGATATAAAAATCTAATTGATACAGATGGTGATGGATTTGGTGATCAAATTATTGATATTGGTTTGAATGATGGTAGAGCAGATGCTAAAGTTAATAAGAGTGGTCAAAATGACTTCTCAGAGTATCAGTTCAGCATTGATGATTTAGAACAATTTAGTGGATTTGTAATTAAGATTGTAATGACATCTACTAATGAATGTGTTCCTATTAAATTAAAAGACTTTAGAGCAATTGCTTTAGCATAATGAAATCATTTCAAGAATTTTTACAATTATGTGAAGGTGGATTAGCAAGATCTCTTGCTAAATCCGACAAATTTGATACTGGTCATATATCACCAGATCGTGGTGATGATGAAAATGAGAATCGTAAGAAAAGATCAAATCTCGAAAATGATTTGAAACGAAATAAGATTGGTTTTAAGAAATCAACTGGAAAATATAAGTATGATGATGGATCAGATGCTCGTGAAGTTTCTTATTCAACATCAAGACCAGATACTATGTCAAAGACAAAGTTTGGTAGAGTTATGAGAAGACTTGGTAATAAGTATGGTCAAGAATCAGTTATTACAAAGAAGGCAGGAAAGGATGCTAGATTACACTACACTGATGATAGTGGAAGAAGTCCTGACAATATAGGATCAGCAAAGGCAGGTCCACATCCAGATGGTTATGGTGAAACTGGTGAAAAGAGACAACGTGGTAAAAAATTAAAAGATAAGAAAAAGGATAGAGACTTCCATTATTCATGAGGAATTCGGTAAATCCAGCAACTAAATTTATTATAGATCCTAGTGGATCTGGTAAATTAGTCAAATTTCATCTTCCAATAGATCTTAGAACTGTTGAGGATAAGTTAAAACAATATCCATTCAATAAACTGATAAATACCTATAAGTATTGCTTATAGGTATATCTTGAAGTTATTCAAAAATTTTTTAAACGAAGCTGCTAATGCTATAAAATCTTTAGGTGCTAGTGGATGGGCAACTAAACTTGTAGGTAAAGGTGGATATAATAATGAGGATGGATCTTGGTATTTTAAAAAGACAAGAGAATTATTTAAAAAGTCAAAATATAATGGAGATTTGAAGAAATCTGATATCAATAAATACAACGGTAAGATAAATGGCGAATATAAAAAGATAACAAATCCAATTAAATCTAAAAAACCAAAAGTATGATACAAGTTGAAGGACATAAAGACCTGTTTCGTGATGAAAAAACAGGAGCAATATTAGATACAAACACTAATTCATATTCTAGTTATATTTCTAGAAAAAATAAAAAATTAGACGAGAAAGCGGAATTAGATAACATGAAAAAGGACATACAAGAAATTAAAGAACTATTAAAGCAAATTACAGGTCAGATAACATCTTAAAGTATAAATAATACATAGATTCTGAATTGCATACATAAATGGCAGATATTAAGGTAAGGGTTGGGCAACATAATGCGGTGAAGGTTGTTTCCTCACTTGCTGGTGCTCAGGGCTTATCACTCGCTGAACTCAGTGATGTTAGTGCCTCGAACCTGTTAAATGGAATGGTATTAGTATATAACGGAGCAACTCAAAAATGGGATGCTACACATGAACTTACACCTGGAACGGAACAGAATTTAAACATTAACGGGGGAAATTTTTAAATGGCTAGTATTATCAGGATCAAACGATCCTCTGGAACCGATAAACCTGCCAGTCTAAATTGGGGTGAAATGGCCTATGTGACTGGTATAGGAAGTCATGCAGGTATAAATCAATATAAAGACCGAGTATTTGTCGGTGATGATGGTAATAATGTCCATGCGATTGGAGGTCATTTTTATACATCTATGATGGAACATGCAGCAGGAAATGTTGCTGGTGTTCAAAATACAAGAAATACTGATGGTGGTATAGTTGCCATCATGGATAATAATAGAAAGGTTGATCAGTGGAATGTAGATAATATAAGAATAGATCTGAATACAATTTCATCAACTAATGTAGATGGTGATATTATATTTGATACTAATGGTGATGGTCATATCAATGTTGTAGATGACACTTTCTTATCATTTGGTACTGATAAAGATGCTAAGATTGAATATGATGAAGATGGAGATAATGATGTAAAAGTTACTGGTGCTCAGTGGACTTATGATACTAATATTAAAGTTACTGGTAAAGGTAAGTTTGGTTGTGTTGGAATAAGTTCTAATGTTATTGAAACTGAAGCAGGATGTGGAGATCTTCTGTTTATTGACCCATACCCAGATGGTTTAAGTAATGAAGGTACAGTTGTTATTAAAGGTAGTTTACAGGTAGATGGTACAACAACATCAGTAAACTCAACAACATCAACTTTAAATGATCCTATTCTACACTTAGGTGATCTTACTAGTGAAAGAACTGTAACAGAAACCGTTGTTGTTGGTATTAGTACAATTACATTAGATTCTGTAATTGGTATTAATACAGGAGACGTTATTTCTTCAAGTTCTGCTTTATCAGCATCTGGTGTCGCAACTGTTACTTCCTATGATGAAGCAACAAAAATTATTACTGTTGACCAGACTATTGGTGCTCCAGGTATTAATACCACTACACAATTAACTATTACTCACGCATACGATACAAATACTGATCGTGGTATTTCTTTCGGATATAATACAAGTACTGGTGCAGGTAATAATAAATTAGGATTCTTTGGTTATATTGACCAAACTAATCCAAATAGTAGTGCTACTGCAAGAGCATGGACTTATATTCCTGATGCCAGTACTGCTAATGCTTTAGTATCTGGAACTAGAGGATATCTTGATATAAAAGGTATTTACTATCAGACAGGTGATTTCAATACCCACGGTGTTGTATATTTTGATGAGAATGGACTACAGACTTCTACTAATGCTGTCGCAACTCCAGTTAATACATCAAAACAGATATTAACTGCGGTTACTAAAAATACTCTTGCCTTATCTGGCAGTGTAACAGTTAGTGTTGGTGACATTGTTAGACAAGATACCAGTAATGCTTATGGTGTTGTTGAGACTGGTGGATCTGGTACTTCAATAAGTTTAGTCGGTGTTGAAGGTACATTTGATACTACTAATAATTTAAGAAAAGAAGGTAATAATGGTGCAATTGAAAACTTATCCGTAACAGCATCCTCTGTTAATGTGATATATACTAATAAGCCTAGTTGGACTTCTACACTAGACGGAGGTACTTTCTGAGTTAAATTATGCAACAACCTAATAGTGATGTGGATGTGAACGTTCTCGTCAGTTTATATCATAACAAACTTGCTCAATCATATAATCAAAATGTTCTTTTGGAAGCAAGAATACAAACATTAAAACAAGATTATGAAAAGGAAAAAATGGATTTGTTACAGCAAATAGCAAATCTACAAGAAGAAAAAACTGAAAGTAAACCAAAACCAACTTTGGGTAATATAGCATCAAGGAAATAAATGGCAAAACCATCAACTAGACAAGGACTTATCGATTATTGCTTGAGAAAGCTAGGTGCTCCTGTATTGGAAATTAATGTTGCTGATGATCAAATAGATGATCTTGTGGATGATGCTCTCCAGTTGTTTAATGAACGACATTTTGATGGTGTTGAGAGAATGTACCTTAAGTACAAACTCACCGAAGAAGATATTGACAGAGGAAAGGCAAAGAATACAGACGGAGTTGGTATTGTAACCACAACTGCTACTTCTACAAATATAGCAGGTTATGGAACTACAACAAGTAGTTGGTATGAGACTTCCAATTTTTTACAAGTTCCAGATTCTGTAGTTGGAATAGAAAAGATTTTTAAATTTGATAGCAGCACCATATCGGGTGGAATGTTTAGTATTAAATATCAATTATTTTTAAATGATTTATATCAGTTTAATTCTATACAATTACTTCAATATGCAATGACAAAATCATATCTTGAGGATATAGACCATTTACTTACTACTGATAAACAAGTAAGATTCAATAAGAGACAAGATAGATTATATTTGGATATTGATTGGGGTGCGGAATCTGTTGGTAATTGGTTGGTTCTTGATTGCTATAGGGCATTAGATCCAAATTCATTTACTCAAGTTTATAATGATATATTCTTAAAACAGTATCTCACTGCTCTCATAAAGAGACAGTGGGGACAAAATTTAAGTAAATTTAAGGGTGTTAAGTTACCAGGTGGCATAGAAATGAATGGTGGAGAGATTCTCCAACAAGCAGAATCTGAATTAGAGTCTATAAAATCGAGAATGAGTACAGAATATGAATTACCACCATATGACTTTATAGGTTAATAAACATGGCATTAAATCCATTTTTCCTACAAGGTGCTCAGTCTGAACAGAGATTAACACAAGATTTAATAAACGAACACCTAAGAACTTTTGGTGTTGAAGTAACGTATATACCAAGAAAGTATGTAAGTAGAGAAACTATTATGGAAGAGGTTACTTCTTCCAAATTTGATGATAATTTTTCTATAGAAGCATACGTTAATACTTATGAAGGGTATTCTGGTGCAGGAGATATTCTAACAAAATTTGGTATGAGTATTAAGGATGAAGTAATTCTTACTATATCAAAAGAAAGATTTGAAGATTTTATATCACCATTCATGGCTGGATTGGATGATGGAAGTGATACCAGTGAAATTATTCTTTCTTCAAGACCAAGAGAAGGTGACTTAGTATATTTTCCATTAGGTCAAAGATTATTTGAAATAAAATTTGTAGAGCATGAAGACCCATTTTATCAATTGGGTAAGAATTACGTTTATCAACTTAAATGTGAACTCTTTGAATATGAGGATGAGGTTATTGATACTTCTATTGAGGCAATCGATACTCAAGTTCAAGAGGAAGGATTTATAAACACACTTAGACTTGTTGGTTTGGGACAAACTGCTGAAGCATCTACTTCAATTGGTAGTGGATTTATTAGTAAGTTATATTTAAATAATGATGGTTCTGGATTTACTTCAGCACCATCAGTTGTATTCAGTCCTTCACCTGCTAATGATACTGCTAGGGCAGTAGCAATAACAACAACTATAGCAAATGTAACTTCTATTGAGAAAATATTATTCACAAACCGTGGTTCTGGATATGTGACTCCACCTACAGTATCATTTATTGGTGGAGGTGGTAGTGGAGCAGCAGCAACTTGTTCTATCGAAACTGCTTTACAAGGAGTAATTAGAATTAATACATTATCTGGTGGATCTGGATATGGAACTGTACCAAATATACTTATTGCTTCACCTGGTGCAGGTGTTACTGCTACTGGAATAGCATCTATTAGTGCTAGTGGTGATCAAAGTACTGCTTTCTTCAATCAAGATGATATTGTTAGATTTGTTTATGTTGATGAACCAGGAAAAGGTTATACTTCAACACCAACAATTGCTATAGCAAATCCAGACTCAATGGCTGGAGTTGGAACTTATCAGTTTAATGAAATAATCAAGGGATCTCAATCTGGAACAGAAGCAAGAGTTAAAAATTGGGATGTTGATTCATATACTCTTCTAATAGGAAATGTTGGTATTGGATCAACAGTTTCTGGATTCTATACGGGAGAAGAAATTGTAGGACAAACATCTGGAGCAAAATATGCATGTGCTTCGTTTAATTCTGACGATTCTAATGATAAATACAACGAGGGTGATGAATTTGAATTTGAAGCAGATAACATCCTTGATTTCACAGAATCCAATCCATTTGGTGTAGTTTGATATGTTAGGGACTTATTTTTATCACGAAATAATGAGAAAGACTGTTATCGCTTTCGGTACAGTTTTTAATGATATTAATGTTAGACATCAAGATAAGACAGGTAAAGATATTTCAACTGTTAGAGTCCCTATTGCTTATGGTCCAAGACAAAAGTTTTTAGCAAGACTTCAACAGCAACCAGATCTTAATAAGGCTGTCCAAATTACATTACCTAGAATGTCATTTGAGATGACTTCTATTGATTATGACCCATCAAGGAAGTCGGGAGTTACTCAAACATTTAAAGCACAAGACGATAAGAAATTTAAAAAAGTTTTCATGCCCGTTCCATATAATTTAGGGTTTGAACTAAATGTTTTAACTAAAACTCAAGATGATGCATTACAAATTGTAGAACAAATATTACCATTTTTTCAACCAGGATTTACATTAACAATAGATCTAGTTAAATCTATTGGAGAAAAAAGAGATATTCCTTTAATACTTCAAAATATATCATTTACAGATGATTATGAAGGTAATTATGAGACAAGAAGAGCATTAATTTATACTTTCACATTTACTGCAAAAACTTATATGTTTGGTCCTATCGCTGATAGTACTGATGGACTTATTCGTAAGGTTCAGTTGGATTACTACAGTGATACTAATAGGCAGACTGCTAATCGTGAAATGAGATATAGAATAGAATCAAAAGCCAAGAAGGACTATAATGAAGATGGATATATAGATCAGTTAGACGATCCATTGATTCCTCCAGGGGATGATTTTGGATTCACGGAAACTAGAGAGTTCTTCGACAATTCTAAAGAATATAGTCCAACTCGTAAGGTAGACATCTAATGGCATCTTTAAAAGAAGGTAATTTACATAAATGGTTTAATTCATCAAAGTCTAAAGACGGTAAGAAAGGATGGGTTAATGTAGTTACAGGTGGAACTTGTGCTAGTGATGAGAAGGGTGAGGGAACTCCTAAGTGTGTTTCATCATCTAAAAGAGCAAGTATGACAAAAGCAGAAAGACGTTCTGCATCAAGAAGAAAGAAGAAAGCAGATCCTGGTCAACAATCTAAAACAGGTGCTGCAAAGCCTACATATGTTAGTACCGACAAGAAGAAGATGAAAGAAGAAACTTCTATTGACGAAAAATGTTGGGATGGATATACTCAAAAAGGAATGAAGAAAAAGGGTAAAAGAGTTGTTCCTAATTGTGTAAAAGAATCTGATCTTCAATTAATTTGGGAAAAGGCAAGAAAGAAAGCAGATAAGAAAACAATAAAAAGATGGTGGGATGATGATGGTGATGGAATAGGATATGAAAAGGGTGAAGTCAAAGAACATCATAAGAAGGATGATAATGGTAATACTATTCCTCATGAAGATGAATTAACCGAATCAGATAAGAAAGGTAAGGGTAGTGGTAAGAAAGATGCTTGCTATCATAAGGTAAAATCAAGTGCTAAGGTTTGGCCAAGTGCATATGCTTCTGGTAGATTAGTTCAGTGTCGTAAGAAAGGTGCTGCTAATTATGGTAAGAGTAAGAGTGAATCATACTCTTGGAGAGATACTTTTGATTATATTGAAGAAGGTGCTGCTTGGACAAAAAAATCTGGTAAAAATGAAAAAGGTGGTTTAAATGAAAAAGGAAGAAAAAGTTACGAAAGAGAGAATCCAGGCAGTGACCTTAAAGCTCCTTCAAAGAAACCTGGCAACAAGCGTAGAGCGTCTTTTTGTGCGAGGATGAAAGGTATG